GAGCAGGCCGGAAACGATCAGTTGTGCATCGCTCGCCCCAAGCAGCAACCCACTCTTGAGCCCGCCAAACACAGCACCCGCCTGGATGGTTATGCCGCCTGCGTCATAGCGCACAGTCTTACCGCGAGAGTCGCCCACATACGCGGCCCCGTTGGTGCCAACGATGTCACCCACATCGTGGCTGACAATGTATGTTGTTGTGTTGTTCGGTGTCGTTGTCCATGCCTCATGGACGGTGATCGTGTTGGTTGTGGCTGTTTTGATTGCACGGCTCTGTCCCGACCCAGTTCCACCAGTCAAAAAGATAATCCGGCCAGCCCATGTGGAACTGAAACCGGAGCCTGTCAGCGTAGTAGTAGACCCACCCGTGGCTGTGCCAGAGGCGATGCCGCTACTAACGAGAATTGTCGATCCGCTGAGAGTGATTGCCATGTCAAAAGTCTAGCACAATGAAAAAAGGGATTGATGAGCTTGAATCAAATCTCTTTGAGTCATCCTATTTTACTCATCAGTTTCGATGCGTGAAATGCGTCCTTTTTCTCGAATAACGCGCTTTGGTTTACTGATTGCTGCGATAGCTTTTTCAGTGTTGGCGCGGCTTGTGTCTGCAAACTGGCCAACGGCTTCTGACATTTTCTCTACAGCGTCTCCAATTACTGCAACGCTCTGCCCAAGTCCAGCCACAGCATTCATCATGGTTTGACTTGCCTGCATCATTGAATCATTGGTTTGACGTTCAGCGCGCAATTGCTCAATTTGTGTATCTGTGCTTTCAACCTTGCGACGGCGCATTTCATTTTCTAGACGCATCGCCTCAATCTCTAATGAAGTTTTTTCGTCAAGTGGCGCAGCGAGCGGTTTCACAATAGCGTCATTAGATGTATTTTCTTGCCCATATCCACCGCCAATACCATCTAGAGTTTCAGCTGTTTTTGCCCTGGTCAAATCAACCTCTGCCATTGTTTTGACTGCATCTGCCTTGGCCTTGGTTGCCTTGGCAATTGCCTCCTCAGCAGCAGCCTGCATGTAAATGGCCTGCGGGTCAGGTTGCTGGCCTTGCATTTCAGCGGCCATTTGCTTTCATCATGGCCATGGCAGAAATAACCTGCATGGTTTCCGGGTCTTGTGTGACTTGCATCATGCCAGTAAGTGCGCGAACCGTAGCTTGGCGCTTGCTTGAGCTGCTTGGGCCAACATCCACGGCAATATCAAATTCAGCTTCGCTCAGATCGTTTTCGTATTCCAGCTCGCCGTCTTTTGACAAAACCGGGCGCATGAGTTCCACCGATTCAATGGCACCGCTAGCCGCCATTGATTTCATTTTGCGGCCCTGCTCTACGAATACGTCTTTTGCCATGCTGAGCCAGATCTCTCCGCTGCGTTTCACGGCCTTGGACATGTTGCTCATGTAGATGTAGGTCTGCATGTCAAGGCGCTGCTGGATCATCTCCACCGCTTTGCCGGAGATATTCGACACCATCTTATCAGCGCCCTGCTGATTGCCGAGAAGGTCTTGCATGTCCTGCTCTGTGATCTGCAATAGCGCGGCCATTGCAGGCGGCAGGTTCGGGGCTTTGGTGTAAGCAGCTGGCCCGCCGACCACCTGCTGGCCCATTGCATCCGTCACCGGGTTGATGAGCAGATACGGAAAATTCTTGATGTTGTCCTCGGCCCACATCATCTGATGCCCTGCGATCTGCTCAGGCGTGAAAATGGGCTTTTCGACAGTCGAAAGCGCGGAGATTTCACCGAGCTTGGACAGTTGCATGTTCTTCAGGCGCTGCGCGTCTTTGGCTAGGCGAACGTGGCCCATGCAGCGCTCAACGCCATCAATGAACCAGCGCTTGCCATACATCGGCACGATGGGAATATGCTTGCCAGCGATGTAGCCGCAATCTTCCAGCACCGCATTGCCGCTCAGAATGTACTTTCGCACGCGCTTGCGCTTGACCTTCTTCTGACGCACCTCACGCGCGCCGGTGGCCTGCAGTTCCAAAAGCAGCTCGTTTTCGTCGGCCTCTAGCTCGGCGTCCGTGTAGCGTTCTTCTTCACCGTCGAGCTTCTCATAAATGCGGACGGTTTCGCTTGTCTCCTCGATCCTGTAATACTCGGCCACATAGACCAGATCAGGCGTTAGCCAGTCGAATTCATGCTGAAACACATCCTTAGGCCAGCTACTAGGGTCATCGCCCCATTCTTCAGCGTATGCTTCACGGGTCATCGCGGTTAGCACATAGCACCGCTTGGCGTCTGCCTTGTCCTGGCGCTTTGCGTTCAGATCAAAGAAAACGCACGAATCAGCGTCGAAGATCGGCTCAATCCGAATGCGCTGCTTCTCGTCGTCCTCGTCTTCCTCGTCTTCATAGACTGTACGCAAGCGCCATGCACCGAATCCACCGCCTACGGCTTCCTCGAATGCGTTGTCGTATGCTTCATTTGCGCTCGAATCCAGCTCATCGGCGCGATAAAGCCCGTCGCAAGTATCTGCCAACTTGTCATATTCTGAGTCGCCATCTTTCGGCACAAAGTCAACCGTGATGCGGTTGTTGCGGTACTCGTTGATGATGCGAATAACGGCCAGGTGAATCTTGTTCACCTCAAAGCGTGGCTTGCTCTCGAACTGCTCGCCTAGCTGGCCTTCCCACTGCGCACCGCTTAGGCTATAGAACCGGCGGTCTTGAAGGCATTGCATGCGCTCATCGCGCAAAGCCGATTGAATGGCATCGAATTCGGCCATTGCCTCGCTGTGAATAGCTGCCCACTTTTCCGCTTTGCTGCGTGCCATAAAAAAGCCCCGAAGTATCGGGGCAGTTTATACCACATTGGAGCGATTATCTCCAAGCGGAGACAGTCGGCACAGCATGAACCATCTGCGGCTTGGCGGCTGGCATCCTCTGAACCAAGTTGACCGCATCGAACATCGGGTCCAACTGGTCGTCATGCGCCCCAGCAGGGAAGGCTGCAACCTCGGCCAAAAAGTCGGATAACCAAGGTGCATCTTGCGGCAGCATGACGTTTCCGGCTTCGATAAACGGGGCAGCGTCGTGCGCTCGGCTGATTTTGTCCTTGTTGCGTTGCACAGGCACCACGGGAATGCTTTCGCGCCGGAGGGTCTGAATCAAGCCAGTTCCGGAAACCTTGTCCTCGACGTACATGCCGCGCAGGGTCGCTGCTTGGTACAGTGGCCGAATGTCATTCAGGTGCTTGAGCCAAAAGGCGCGAGCCTGCACCAGCAGCTCTGGAGCCTCCCACTTGCCGCGAATCTGGTCGATCTTGACGGCCTTGCCAACGGTCGACCGTGCCCAGCACTGCAAAACCGAATAGTCATTCTGCGTGGCCGTTTTCTGGGCCGTGTCCACGGTGATGAAGCGGAAGTCCATCGATGGGATGAATGACCAGTAGCCGAACCAGTCGGTGTTGATGATTCCGCCGCCTCGGGGTGCTGGCCGCTGCTGGAGTTGTCCGGCCGTACCATAAGTTCCAAGGGTCTTTTCCAGTTCAGATACCTGCACCTCACCAAAGCGTTCTGGAAACATCAGCTCGCCTTCCTTGGTGCGCGGGTCAGTCCATCCGATGCTGGTGGTGCACCGGAGCTCCGGCTCGAAGCGCATTGGGATGCAAAGGTGCGTGTATGGCAGGCCCATTTCCTTGATGACGCCGGAAATGTCCTTCTCGTTCAGGCGCTGCATGATGACCACGATCGCCGACTTGTCGGAGTTGACACGGGTCGGCAGGGTTTCGGTGAAGGCGATGCGTGCAGCCTCCAGCTTGGCTTGGCTGTTGGCGTTGTCGGCGCTGATCGGGTCGTCCAGGATAACCCTGTCGCCGCGCACGCCGGTCATGCTGGTGAAGGCTCGGGCCTGACGAATGCCCTTGCGGGTATTCCCGAACTCGCGCTTTCCGTCCAGGTCGGCCAAGAGGTCAAGCGGCCAGAGCTTCTGGAACCACTCGGACTTGATCAGGTCGCGGCAGCGTCGGCTGTCACGGATAGCCAGCTGCTCTTCGTGGGCCGTGCCAACAAAGCGCATCTCTGGCAGGTTCCTTGGCCCCCACTCCCAGGCTGGCCAAATCACGCCGGTCAGCAGGGACTTCATGGAGCCGGGTGGCACATTCATGAGCAGGCGGTTGATGTCGCCCTTGGTCACAGCCTCAAGGTGCAGACAGATGGCGTCGAGCGCCCAGCCCCACTTCAGCTCGGCAGCCGGTTCAAGCACGCGCCAGGCACGCTTCGCAAACTCGGCCAGGCTTCTCCTGCACAGCTCGCGCTCAATGGCCAGCAGGTCAGCTTGCGTCAGTTGCATCTTTTGCGGCCATGATTTGCGCCAGCACCTCGGTGCCCAGCTTGGAAACGTCCAGGGTGGCCACGGCAATCGGTGCGCCGTCCTTGCCAGTGATTTCGTGGGCCTGAACCTCTTTCCAGCGCATCTGGGTTTTGCTCCACCAGATGGCTGCGGTGGTGTCGCCTGCCATGACTTTCTGGAATAGGGTTTTCCCTACCTGTGCATTGGCCTTGGACTTGCCGGACACCAGCTCGGAGCTGAAGTGTGCGCGCAGCGTGTCGACGTGAATGCCGTCCCGAATCAAGACTGCGATCTGCTCGATGGGAAGGCCGTAGCCGCTGAAGGCTTCGACCTGTTTGCGCTCTGCATCGGTTGGTTCAAAGGCTGGGCGGCCTGCGCCTGGGCGAGCACCGCCATTGGGTCCAGCCTTTTTTAAGACCGATTTTTCAGTTTTTGTTGCCATTTGTAACCTCCGCGAAAGGTTTGCCGGTTTCTGCGTGTGTTGCGATTTTGCCAGTGAAGTCCTGCCAGCGCTTGACGATCACGTCGCAGTAATGCGGTGACAGCTCCATCATGTATCCTGTTTTCTTTTTGGTTTCGCACGCCAGAAGTGTTGAGCCTGATCCGCAAAAAAGATCAAGCAAATTCTGACACTTATCACCGTATTCTTGAATGCACCATTCTGCAAGTTTGACGGGCTTTTGTGTTGGATGAACGCGCTTCTGTCCGTGTTCACTTGCTTTAACCATGCCGTTCCACATGTGCTTGAAAATTCGAACGGCTGTCTTTTGATTTGTCCATGCCAATTCTGCATCTGCAAAGTTTCCGGTGTTCTCTTTGTCCCAGACAATCCAGCACGATGAATTTTCTAAGGCGTTAGCATAGTAGTTTCCGCCCCAGATAATCTCAACCTTGGCGCTTAATGTCTTGATGACTTGAATGGCCTCAAGAGCCACATCGATTGTGTCGTCACCAGCAATTGGCGCATAAAGATTCGCCTTAACTATGTTCGTGGCACCGACGGTGCCACGACTGTCTTTTGACCCAAAGGGTTTATCTCCACAAACCTTCGATCCCTTGACAATGCTGATGCCATAAGGAGGGTCGGTGTAGACCATATCCACAGTCGCGCCATCCATGAGCTTGTCCACCGCATCGATGCTGGTCGAATCGCCACACATCAGTCGGTGCTTGCCAAGAATCCAAACATCGCCAAGCACAGTGACTGGTTGCTCTGGCACTTCTGGGACCGCATCCTCGTCAGTTTTGCCAGGTTCAATTTCCTCTGGCATCAAGGCTGCGATCTCATCGGCTGTGAAGCCTGTCAGATCAAGATCAAAGTCCATGCCCTGCAACTCGCTGAATTCCAAAGCGAGAAGCTCATTGTCCCATCCGGCATTAAG